TTATTTGAATGATCCCCAATAATCTACACGTTTTCCGTTTGCACTCTCACCAGTTGCCATATAACCATATGTTCCGTTTGCTCGTGGTTGTCTGATCCAAACATGACCGTCTAACTCAATACCGTAGCCATCATATGAAACTTGTTGACCTTTTGAAAGAGTCGCGATCAACGGAGCATTACTAAATGGAGCCGTACGCAAATTGATAGTTGTACTCAATGTAAATGTTCCACTCTCTTTAGTAAACCAACTAGAATCATATTGTCCAGATGGTAGTTGTGGTTCGGGTTGTGGAATTGGAGTTGGTGGCACGTAATCGCCAGAAACTAATTGTTGTTTAAACCATCCTACACGGCCCTCGGCTAACATACGATGTGGACAATATTTTCCGTTTCGTTCTTGGTGTGTTTTAACGCGTTCGATCGGAATGTTAAATTGATCCATTAACTGTCTAATAACAATGATTGCATTTCGTACAGCTTGTTCATAACGCGGGCCACCAGATTTTGAATAACAGATTTCAACGCCGATTGAATGGCGGTTACCGCGTCCGTTTGCACCGTCTCCAGCGTGCCACGCATTGCGGTTGAATGGGATTAATTGAATTGCTTCTTTATCATCTACAGCAACATGAAAACTTGTACCTTGTGAGTTGTTAGCTACGTTGTTACGTTCGTTTATAGCTGGTGCATCATTATAAGTATTATGGAAAGTAATTTCAGTTGGTGTCATAGGATTAGGACACAATAATTCATATTTATATTCTGGTACTAACATTTGTTTGATTTGCATGTAATCAACCTCTCTCATATTGTTTAATAGAATTGGATTTTAGCGCATTGATATTGAATCAATGCACCTCGTCCACTTCTCTTTCTTTCGTTTTAATTTGTAATATATGTTTAATCTCGCCAATATCTCGAATTGATTCGGCTTGCTGTTTCATAATATCTTGATTATCTCTAATGACTGTTACATATTCTTTTTCTCGTTCGACACCTCTTTCGATAGTGTTTTCTAACTTTTCCTCCCTTATCTCGTTACGCTTTAAGACATAACGGAAAAGCCAGGCAAACCCACCGATACACAAGCCGACAACACCACCGCTTGCAAGTTGCTCCATGATGAAATTTTCCATTTTAGTTTCTCATTCCTTTCCTAGTAATTCTAACACCTGTTCCAACATAGTTTCTAGATTGGAAATTCTATCGTTTTGAGTTTTGATAGTGTCATTTTGAGTTTCTATAACTCTTTCAGCCACCACTAAACGACGGTTAATGTTTTGAGTTGCGTCAATGTGTATCGCTGAAATGGCATACATATCCATTGCGTCACCTTTAGGGACTTGGAATACTGGGTCTGTCTTCTCAACAATGAAACCGTAACTAATATTTATGTCAGCATAAGTCGGTACTGGCGATCCTGGTTCTCTGTTGGCTCTCATTTCATACAATCTTTCAATCTCTGTTTTCATATAGAATGATTTCAGATCAAGGGCCATAATCTTTTCTAAAGAATCAAATTTAACATCTTTGACACCTGTTTTTAATTTACCTTGTGATACCTGGCTTATACGACCATAGTGTTTTACGTCCCTTACTTCCAGGTCGCGGAACGCTGTACCATTGTAATTTTTAACTTGCATGTTACCAGTGTATCCAGACGCATTAGAAGACCTTAATACAATATCTGTACCAAACTTTATATCGGCGTCATTAGGGTTGTTCACGTTAAATGTAATACCCATGTGATTAGAACCATTTTTACCGAATTCAAACGTTCCGTTACCGGATTGATACCATTGAGCCTGGTTTGATCTCATCCACACTTGATTATGTGCCATAACATCAAGGTTTCTTGTAGCAACCATATTTATATTACTAGCGACATCTGTCCAGTTTGTCAGTAAGTCTAAAGCCCCATTTGTCTCCATTCTCATAAGTGTATTACTTCTAAATTGCATATTACCCCAACAGTGGTGTAATAAGTGACCACCGTCGCGCTGGAATTCGATAGAGGCATTCATTAATAGATTTCCATTCTCTGTACGATGAACCATACCTACGCGACCAAACGATTTACCGAAATCATTACCACCTGGCGTTGTTTGATGGAATACCATAGCGCCCAATAAATCACCTACAGAACCCTTACCAAGTACAACGGTAGGTTGCACATCATTACCAGTATCATAAAAACCGTAGTACATGCGGTTAACGCCTTTGTCATACAAATTGATATGCTGTTCATTCAATTCAACCCATCTTTGTTTTCCAGACGGCGCTGTTTTGATGCGTACACCTTCTAAAACAGACCCTTTAATATGTTGGGCCGTAACAAAACCGATCAAATTAATTCGTCTAGCTTCAATCGAAATTGTTTCTTTAGACATGTTGATCTTTGAAATAATATCATTCTCTTTTACTGATAGACTAATATTTCTTTCGTTCACTAGAATTTTAGCTTCTAACGTTTTTACGTGCGATTCTTTGGCAAATGTTCCATCGGCTTCTTGTTTCGTGTATACCTTGTTCGCGTCAGCTTTTATTTCAATTCCTTCTTTGTTTGCCTTGATCTCTCTGTTGATCTGGGTAACAACTTTGTTAAACTCTTCTGTTGCGATACGAGTTGCAATATCTTCTCTTAAAGCATCAACGTCAGCAATGTCAGCAGGGTTGACCTGGAATTCACTAGCAACCTTACCACGCTGTAACATAGGCATACCGACACGCAAACGGCCATTCCTTTGAACATAGTATCTCCATGTTACGCTTACTGTTGTAGCTTCTGTTTTCATGGTTAATTCCGCTCTTTGCCATGTTTGTTGTGCTTTTAATTGGATTCTATCTGTTTTTATTCTTGTTCCAGCGCTGTTCCATTGTTCTAACTCCATGTAAGCGCCGTTATCAATTGATCCAGGGTTATCAGTAGCGAACCAACATGAACCAACAAAATCTTCACCACCTTGACACGGGTATCTATTAGAAATAGCACCTTGCCAATCATCAGCAGTTCGCCCCGTTTTATCGCTCCAGAATGTATTGAAAGACCTGTACTTAGAATCTGTAATCGTTGTCCCTGGTGTAACTCCAAAATAAGGTGTCTTCAGACCTGTTTTTAAATCGGCGTTACGTAAAACATTTGTCATGCCAACACCAGCAACATAATCTTCTACCTGTTTAGATGTCATTTTTGCGCTTATTTCGTCAGACAATTGTTTCATTTGTGTTTCTGAACTTGTGATCTGTTGGCCATGTTTAGTTGTTAACTCTGTAAGGTCTTTCACGTTTGACTTAATCCCGTCAGCGTCTTTCGTGATCTCTGTCACTTTCTGATTGAATGACGTTTCTTTCACTCCGTCTTCTGGTGAAGGCGCAAACGCTTTTGGCATTGATCCTTTTAACACGGATACATTTTTGAAGTAGCACTCACTACCATCAGCAGAACGATCACCATAAACATACAAACTAAATCCTTTTTTCATTTCTGATTTATCATGTAATTTCATTGTTGCATGAACACGAACCCACTTTTTAACAGGGTTGATCGTCAATTCTGGCGTACCTCCACTATGAAAGCCCATTGAATTGTTACCCTCGATGAAGTGGTGTAATCCTACCGCTATTTTGTTGTTCGCCGTTTCTGTCCAAACATCTAAGGCGACTGTGTATGTATCACCTGGTTGGAAATCGTTTCGGAAACTAGCTGGCATTTCTTGTGGCATTCCGAGCCACCTTTTAGCCATTCCAAATTGACCATTTTTGTTAATGACAGCAACTACAGGATAACCGAACTTTTTATCATTAACGTGCATGTGATAACCCTTTGTAGGGTTTGTTGTTCCAGCATTATAACCAGGCGACCAATTACCAGCGCGCAAATTACCGTTTAGGGCCTTGTCCCACTGTAGGCCATCATCAGCCCAATAGTGCGTAAAGTCCCCGTTACGTACATAGTTACGATCACCAGCGTCATTAACGATAGATTCCGTTTTCTCAATACGTTCTTTTACGCCGTTGAAACTTTGTTCTAATTCATAAGTTGACTTTGAAAAGTCTGTAGGTATTGATCCTTTTTCAAGTTTTGCTTTTTTCATACGCAATCTTTTACCTACAGAATTTGCATTTCTAGCAAACCTTATTCTTAATCCCCAGCCTGTGGCTTTCGGATCAACTTTAAACGTCCATGACTCACGCTTCCATGCACTTGATGCGGGTATCCCTTTTTGTACATTCTCATTCCATACACCGTTGATAAATTGAAATAACAAAAAGTCAACTTGATAATCATTTTGCATATCAATAGATATAGTCATATCTTTATCTTTTTCAAAGTCACCCATTTTTGTGTTATCTAAATGGAATTGATAGAAAGAGTCAGTATGATCCAAACATTCTAATACAATGTATTCACCAGGCTGTACGATGAATTTAGCTTTATTTACTTGAGCACCGCCGATCATACCAATTGTTTGTGGTTTTTCGTTTGGGCCTGTATTAATCAGCCAATTTTCAACACCAACCGTGCGCGCTTCTACTTTTTCTAGTTTAGTAGAAATTTTGCCAGCCTCTTCTTTTATTTCGGATGTTTCTTTTTTTAGTTCACTAATTCCAGTCCCTAGACTGTCTGTGTCTTCTTCAACTTTCTGGATCAACTTTTTATTTCCGTCCACTGTGCTCTCTAAAGTATTTAGTTTTTGAGATTGCCCACTTAAACTTTTGTTCACTTCAGAAATAGAATTTGAGATACCATTGATCGACTGTTGTTGTTTAACTGTCGTTTCTTTTAATTCACTATCTGTTTTCTTTAGTTGTGATACCTCTTGTGTGAACCCATCTAAGGTTTTTCCGATCAATACTATGTTTTCCTCTATCTTAGACGCGTCACCTTTGATTTGTCGGATACTTTCTTGCGTGCCCTTGTCATTCTCTACTAATTCTTTTGTGATCCTGTCAAGGGACTCTTGTGAGCCTTTAAGCGTTCCGAATTCTTTTTCTAGTTCTCCAGCTTTTTTCTCCATGTTTTGTACACTTTTGTTTAATTGATCTGTCGTATCTTTCACGTCTTTTTGAACCTGGTCACGAATTTGCTTTTCCAGACCGCTGAAATCTTCTGTTACATCTTCCCACTTACCACCACGGTATATCTTAAGGATTCCAGGTTTACCGTTTGAAGTATCTAACCATAATGACTTTCCATCCCTTAAACCTTCTGTTGGTGGGTTTGGCCCGTCATGGATCGTCACTGAATTGTTAGTCACCATTTCTTCTAACTTTTCTGTTATCTCTGTGACACGCTTGTTTGTTTCTACAACTTCATTCACTTTCTCTTCTTGTTCCTGGACAAGTTTATTAAGTTGATCTAATAGAGGTTTACCAGCTTTATTTTCAAGTAATCCTTGTACACGGTTATACATTTTTCTCATTTCAGCGTCATAGTCAACGATCTCATGATATTCACCGAATGTATAACTATTTCTATCTGGGTTACTGTTCGACTCTTTACCGCCAATCGCTCGCGCTTCTAAATACAATGCAGGTGTAAACGCCGTGTCTTTAATGCCGATCGTGTCACCCTTCATGATCAATTCATGACGTAGGCCAAACACTTCAGCAATGTCAATCGCGTCTACTTCATATCCGACTGAAGAATTCTTTCTTTTCTCCATTTCGGTTTTCATAAGAGTCATAAGACGTTTTGCGTCAATTTCTCCTTCTGTTTCTGGTTGATAGAAACCGTATTTATGTTGACCATTCTCACTCCAGCGCTGAAACGCTTCATTATCAACAATGTAAGGCGATCCGTTATTGATCTTTTCGATTGTGATTACTTCATTGTCTTCACCGCGCGCAAAACCAACTAGGGCCGTACAAATATTTTTTGAATGTTCAATACGTGTTACGTTGATCAAATCTTTCCCTAGTTCAACTTCTTTTCGTGTAACACGCCCAACCTTTTCAACTAGATCAACAAACCAACCGACAATTTGACTCCCCTCAACTTCTACACGGTACTGTAATTCTAAGTTAAATAGAGTTGCAGTTTTCTTTAATAAAGTTAGAGGATCAGTGAATTCATCTAATGTCATTGTTCTGAAAGACGCGTATGCAATGTTTCCTGGTTGCCACTTAGTGCCAGCAGTAGCAAGGCCAACATATTGATGCGCTGTTAACCCTTCTAACTTTTGCGGACGGATAAAACCAGCTTTCCTTAACCCTGTCCATGATCCGACCGCCCTAACTGTGATAGAACGATCTTTTGCCGTTTTTTCAACTTCGTCTTCGATAGTGTACGGAATTACATTTCCTTGTCGATCCTGGCGCAATACCAGGTTTTGTTGTTGTAACGTCACTGATTGGCGCGTCCCGTCAAAGACTTTGAATTCTAGAATATCAACATTATTTTTTAATTCCCACTCTCGCATATCATCCCAATAGTCTTGATCCTGGAATGTAGCCACGATGGATTGTGTTTTAAAGTCTATTATGTGAAGTTCTGTATTTTGCATTTATTATCTGTACCTCTCTCTATATGTTACTTTTCCCTTTATGTCTGGTGGCATAATTGAAAGTCTATTTTCCCCTCTTATGATCTTAGGGAATGAACTAAAAATATCTTTGGCGGAAATAACGTCCGTTCCGTTGATTGTAACAAGTGAACGTTCTGTATCTATTATAACTTTGTCGCCAGTGTCCAGCAAAAAAGGCTTCCCGCCGTTTGGAACTTTGTTGACCTTCCAAATTTTAAGATCGTCTATTCTCATGAGATCGACTGGCGCATTATCTTGCCAACGTTGAATACCTATAGCTACCTGGGCCACTCTTCTTCCCGTTACTGTCATAGGATTCTTTTCATCATCAGTAAAGTATTGCACCGCGCTAGCATCGTCTATTTCTGTTCCGCTTCTGAATCTAGCAAAGTATACAGACCACGTTCTACCTCGTCTAGCGATTGATATACGACCGTAAAAGTTGTTGAAAGCAGTATTGCCGTTACCGCCAGAATCAAACATTTTCCTAGTGTTATTCGGTTGACTTTTGTTTCCAATAACAGCATAACCGTGTGTTCTCTCTACAGTCCAATAAAGATCGTTCATGTTAATGTCGGCGACAAGTTCGCCTTGTTCATCTAGTAAGAACAATGAAACGCGTCCCATTTCATAGAAGTTTTTAGCTTTCAGTGTCACATATGCTTCAACTTTAAAGTCAGTAAGCGGGCCACCTGGTATTGATCGTTTTAGAATAGGGCCTGTAAATGATCTGTCTTTCGGCGGGCCAAAATCTTCAACTTCAAACGCGTATCGCCCTTCATTCACTTTAAATTTACCCGTGCTTTCCATTCCTGGTACTGTTTTCCCCGCGTCGGTCCATCCAACTAAATTGTTCATTTCATCCCATAACACGCGCTCATTTTCTTGTACTGGCTTATCTTCAATAGACATAGGTTGACCAATACGGAAATATTGGCGCTCATTAGGGTATTTTCCAAACCATACATCAAGATTTGTCGCTGGTTTCATCATTTCTAATTCAATGATCGGCTTTGTTTCTATAGTACCTTTATTTTTAAAATTTGCATTTTGTTCTGACGATGAATCCTGTTTGAATTCTACAGTTTGTATTTCCCCTAATTTGTAAGGCATAGGGCATATAAATTTCAACACACCTTGTCCAATATCGACTAATTGGTTTGGATCAAGTTCGTCATCAATAACAGCTAAATAAGTACGATCTTTTTCGTCATCAAAAATTAATTCCGCTGGTTGATCTGTATAAAGCCAATCGGCCAATTCTTCTTTTAATTTTTCACCTTGTTCCGATGTTTCATAGATAAATGCTACAGGTATTAAAATTTCTCTCATTTTCGTTTCTGTACGCAATAAACGACCGCCAGGATAGTGCGGTACTTCTAAGAACGTTCTTTCAATAGGAGCCCATGCAGGACGTTTAACGCCCTGTAATGGAATCACCTTGTCATTTCTTTTTCCGTTAAAACTAAAGAATGCTAATTTATCAAAACACTTCATTCTTTCACCTCTTAAAATAGTTTTCTAGTTTCTTTCTTTCTAGTGTTTACACGTTCTACAGTGTCGGCCACTAATTCACCTACAACTTTTCCGTCCATTTCAACTTTAGCAGTCAAATGAATATCTTGATCTTTGCCACCTGTACCGCCTAACGATTCCGCTACACCGTTTCCGATCTTCTGGAATACATCGTCATTTAATGGCATGATCGCTTCGTCGTAGCCTTTAGCGTCACCGATTTTAACCATACGTTCCATACCTGGTTTGAATACACCACCCTTTGCGAAACCGCCAACACTAGCGGATACAGCCATACTACGGCCACCACCAGATGCAGGAGCAGGAGCAGAAAAACCTAGAGCGCCAGCTACAGCACCGCCAACAGCCTTTGCAGAATCCGCTATACCACTTATGAAACCTTTCACTTTATCTACAGCTTTTCCGATCCATCCGACAACTTTATCAACAATCTTCCAAGCGTCTTCAAATGGCCCGCCTATAGCTTTTGTTACAACTTTGAACACTGTACCTATTGTGTTAACAGTACCCTGGAAAAATGATAACAGGCCGTTTAAAACACCGTCAGCAACATTCACTATCGTATCCCATGTTTGTTGGAAGAATGTAACTATTGAATTCCAGACACCTTCCCAATTTCCAGTGATCAAGTTTAAAACAAGTGATATTACTAATTGTATCGCGTTCATTACCGTTTCGATAATACCACGAATTACAGGAAAAACAGTTGTTATAATGCCCAGGATAACGTTTAGTGCTGTTTGGAATACTACCGAAATTACACCCCAAATAACTTCAGTTATCTGTTTTATTGCCTGGTTGTTGTTATCCCAGAATGATTTCACACGGCCGATTACCGATGTTACAACAGAATTCACCTGGTTTACTATAGTTGTTACATATGGAGAAATGGCACCCCAAACAGCATTAGTAACCTGTAAAATGCCATCCCAGCACATAGATATGAATGATCCGATAGGTCCAATAAGAGACATCACACCGCTAGCTAGGTTTGTTACAATACTGATAACGCCCGTTACAACGTCAGCTATTGTTTGTTGAGTTTCTGGCGTTAGCCCAATCTTTTCCGCTATCTTGCTAGCTTCTCCCCAATCCCCCGTAACCAGGGCCATGATTAAATCAATACCCTGTTTAACACTTTCAATAACAGCCATTGCCATTTCTTGCGCTTCTGGAGATAGCCCCATTTGTGTGAAAATCTCTTTTGCACTATTCGGGACACCTTCACCAGACTTTGCATTCCATAAATCAACAAAGGCAGTACCTAAAGTTTGCAAAGGCCCCATGATCCCCTCAATTACAGCAGACCATTGCGCTTCCTTCTCCTGGGCCATTTGCACGGCTTCGGCACGCTTTTGCATTGTTACTTCAGCTTCTCGCATTTGTTGGTCATATTGCTCTTGTGTGATCAATCCCGCATCAAGTTGCTGGGCCAATTCTTGTTCTTTAGTCGCTAACATACCTTTTGCAGTTAGGTTTTCTTCCATAAGTTGTTTTGCGTCAGCTAACTTTTGATCATATTGTTCTTGATTAATGATCCCTTGTTTCAATTCATTACCCAAAATTAATTCTTCCATTGCTAACTGGTTTTTTGTACCCGCCAGCAATTGCGTTGCTTCTACAGCTTGTCCAGTTGGGTCAAGGTAGTTAGTGATCGTTCCGATAAGTCCAGTCGTTCCGTTTGTGGCGCTTAGTAACGCTGGCGTCATTTTGTCATATAAAACTAACCCCAGGTTTGACGCACTTGACATCATGCCTTTAGTCGCTCCATCAAGGTTGTTTGACATGACTTTGGCCATCATATCAGCAGACCCGCTTGACATATCCATGTAACGTTTTAATCTATCAAATTCCGCTGTACCACCTTTAATAACTGGCAACCATGCAGAAAAGGCTTCTTGTCCAAAAATAGCTTTTGCAGAAACGATTTGTTGTTCTTGTGATAAATTGCTGAAACCTTTTGATAAATCGCCGACAATATCACGTATATTTCTCATTGATCCATCAGTGTTAGTTGTTGAAACCCCCAACGCGTCAAGGGCTTTGCTCGCTTCTTTAGGTGGCCCAGCTAAACGAGATAAACCAGCACGCAAAGCAGTACCCGCCATTGATCCTTTTGTACCAGCGTTAGCAAATTCCCCCAGGATAACGTTTGTTTCTGATAAGTTCATACCGAACGCACTTGCAACTGGCGCAACATATTTCATTGCTTCCCCTAATTGATCAATACTTGTATTTGTTTTTGACTGTGTAACCGCGAATAAATCAGACGCTTTTCCAGCTTCGTTCGCTTGCATGCTAAAACCAGTCATCGTATCGGTTACAATATCGGTTGCCCGTCCTAATTCCATGTTTCCAGCCGTGGCCATGTTCAACAGTGGGCCGATCGCGCTAATCTGTTGACTAGCATTCCAACCAGCTAAAGACATAAATTCGAAACCTTCAGCAACTTCAGTAGAGCTATAGCGTGTTGACTTACCTAATTCACGGGCTTTTGCGGTTAATTCTCCCATTTCATGGCCAGATGATCCACTAATAGACTGTACTTTACTCATTTGTTTTTCAAATGACATACCTTCTTTTACAGCGCCAACCAATCCAGTTGCTAAACCTAAAGAAGCGCCAGCAACTCCAGCAAGGCCTATACCCATTGCTACAGCGCTAGCGCCAACCATGCCAAATGTTTTGTTAACAGGATTAAAGCCATTAGAGATAGATTGAGAGGCTTTACGCCCCTCGTTCTCACTCCTTCTTAGGCCGTTCCTGTATTCAGTATCTTTTAAACCTAGTGTTCCAAATATCTTGAATACTTCCAACCTTATTCCCTCCTAAACTGTTTACTTAATTCGCGCGCGTTTGCCATGACTTGTTCAACAGGTAGACTTTCTTTCTTCTTTTGGTTACTCCCATCGTGGTATCCCGTTTCAATTAAGTAATCACTAAATGACTTATCACGGAAAGGATTATTTATATAAGCGTCCCAGCGCATATCGTATTCAATGGCCTTGTCCGTTACAGTCATATATAAATCTATTAAGAAACTCCAGGGAAGTTCTAACACATCTTTTAACGATCCGTAACGTTTGGCCATGCGATCAATAATAGTACCTATTACATGCTTAGGTTCGTCACGGATTTCATAAAAGCCGAAATACCACCAACACGCTTAAATGCATTGAATACAATGTCAAAATCTGATCCGCATAACTCTTTCATTTCACCTTTAGGAAGGTCTGACATACCCGCCATAAGGTTGAACATTGCTTCAGCATCTTCACCCATCATCATTAGAATTTTGTTGTTTAACAGCATTGCAAAGTTGAACATACTTGAATTCTCTTTATCAGTTAGCTTTTTCCCTTCAGCTTGCTTTCGTGCACTTTTAAAGAAGTTATCAACGTCACTTGCAGGTACGTCACCTAATAATTGATGTTTACCAGCTAAACCAGCAATAACCATGCGTTGCATTGCGTTAGGCTCTTTCATAGTGTATTTATTACCGTTTAATAGTTCGAATTGTACTGATTCCATTTATATAACATCCTTCCGAGATAAGTATTTTAGTATTTAGAAAGAGGGCCGAAACCCTCTGTTATTTATTCTTCGATCTTTTCAGCGTCTATAAATACGCGCGCATGATTTTTTTCAAAGTTTGGCCCGCACTTACCGTCTGGCTCAAAGATTTCAATTTCAAATGGTGGCGTCATTGGATCGTTTGGATCGTTATGTCCTGTGAATTCCACCTCTGGAGCAACTTCAGCTTCACTGAATACAGCTTCAAAACCAGATGTAGGCAACGCGTTAAACATCGTGATTCGATAAACATTACCGTCATTACTTCGACCAATTACAGTAATGTCATCAATGTAAACATCATCCCCACAAGCGTTCATAAGGTTTTCGTTTCCGCGAATGATCACACCCTTACCTTTTACTTTTCCTGGCTCTGTTCCATCTTGTGTGTACTCTTGAATTTGAGCATTTAACAAGAAGTGTTTGATTAAATCTTTTCTGATCCACTCCAGGAAGCCCGCTTTCATCTTTGTTTCTGATTCAGATACATATTGTAGGCCTTTCACCTTACCGCGCACACCGCGTGCTTTAATAGCTTCTAAAGAAGGTGCGTAAGTAAATGACAAGTCACCTTGTGTAGCGCCTACGTCGATCATTTTTTCTTCGCCTTGTTTCCAGTTAAAGAAAACGCCTGTACCAGATCCCAATACAATGTTTTCTGGCGTGAATTTATTAAATTGTGCAATCATGCTTTGTCACCTCATAGATTATTTTGTGTCGTGTCCCGACGTTCTATATTTAACTAGGCTGAATCTAACTTCTTTACACCTCATTTCGAGATCATCAACAGGAAGATTCATTCTAGATATAAAATCAGTTTGGATCGTTAGCGGTTTACATGCATTGATCAATGTACGATTTACAACCGCGTCATAGATTTCCTGGCTCGCAATGTCCAGTTTTTTGAAGTGTTCTGAAACACCCCATATATTTACAGTTACCGTAAACTTTTCACTATACTTACTCATAGTAGCGTCACTTTGCAGATCGAATACCATGTAAGGCAGTTGTATGTTTTCGCCTACAGCTTCCTCATAATGCACATCAATTCCGAGTGGATCAGCAATGTTCCACAACAATTCATTGACGTACTCAACAACCTGGATCATTTACCCATGCCACCCTTCATTGTTTGCGCAATAATTTGTTTTACTTGGCCTTTCGAACTCTCTCCAGCTTTACGCATGGCCCGTGTTCCCTTTTTACCGCGTGTAACATACCATTTACCTGTAGTTTTATCCTTGTACTTCCACGGTGTTTTTCGGCCGTTTTTCTCGGAATAAATACCCGTTCCGAATTCTTCATATATTAAATTGTCATCGTTCCCGCCCACAATTGCCTGTAAGTTTTGACCTTCACCAGTTACTTTACTTGTAATTGTTCTGGCAGTTGCGCCACTCTTTTTCCTGGTGTTTATCTTCGCTTGTGCTTCAATATGTTTGATCGCTCTTTGAAGGGCCACTTTTTGCAATTGTGCCGTTCTTCTTTCACATTCAGCGCGTCTTGATATGAATTCGCCCATTATGACCACACATCCAGCGCGACCTCTATATGATCGTTAGAGTTATAAGGGTTTGAAGCTTTAGTTACACGGTACTCTTTCCCATCTTGTATAACCTTATCGCCAGCCCTTACATCAATAACGGAACAATACATAATAGCGTCAGTTGAGTTAACAATGCGATCCTGTTTAAAGCCCGCTGGTGATCCTGTTACCAATTCATCAACAATGGCTACAACCTCATTAATCTTCTTAAATTCGCCTTTGTCATACGGGTTTTTCTTGTCCCGTTCGCCTTTACGCTGTATTTCCGTAGGTTTGCCGTGTTTGGCCAGTAATCCCGCGATACGCATTTGTTACCTTCCTTCTGGCCTACGTCCGCGAATACGCACACTCGGTGTTCTCATTCGCCTTGATAGCCCTGTTAATAATGTTTTGGGATAAATACCTTCTGGCCCGTATTGAACGCGGTACGATCCCATTTGCTCACTTACAACGTCAGCACCTTCGCCAGATAAGTGATAAGTTATTAATCTAAACGCTACAACCTCATAAGATTTAGGGAATTCACGCCCTTCAGCTTCAAAATCAACGCCAGTATAACCGACGATAAATTCTGTCACTACAGGGATAAGAATGTCTTCAATGTATTCCTTTTGCATGGCCGTATACTCTTTTTGAGTAGATTTAGCGTAACGATCAAAAGTAGTTATCATTTTCATGTGTTAATCTCTAAAAAAGAGAGGGCCGAAACCCTCTTAATTTTTAGCAGTAGCCTTTTCAACTTTTCCAGCGTGTGCATAGATTGCGTTTTTCTTCATGTCTAACACGAATGCATCATAGTAGAAACGGCCCTCTACTAACGTTCCAGAAATTCCTGGTGGATCAAGGTGTACTTTTGTTTCAGCCAATTTAACAGGTGCAACAGTTGCCGACTTATGAGTGATAATGAATTCTTGACCATTCATAAATGACTTTGGTGTTTTGATGATAGCAACACCGTCTACCTCACCGACTTGACCTTTTAAAAGGATTGTTCCTTGTGCTAGATCACTGGCTTTCGTGTAGTTATCGTCTAGCTTTAATTTATTGATAAATGTAGGTGTCGCATGACACACGCGGTTTTCTGGTACAAAGTGATCATCCAATGTTTCTTGACCAGCTAGGAAGGATTCATAAGCATTTGTCTTAGTGATAGCACCGTCTACTTTTGTTCCAGCACCTTCAGACATAACTTTTAAGCGGTATGTTTCGATTTCTGGAATAACAACTTCACGCATTTGACGCGCGATCGCTGGCGCAACCTTTACTTCACTTTCTTCCTCGTTCATTTTGTCCATTGTGAATGTGAATGAACGGTCTTTTTTCATGATTTCTTCCTGTAGATCGTTTCCTAATTCATCAGCTTGACCATATCGACCTTGACCAGATCGCTTATAATCATTCATTTCTACAGTTTGAACAGATGTAATTTTAATTCCCTTTGCTCCAGTAAATTCATAATCCTGGTTTGTTGATGCAGTTGTGACAGCAGACGGCGCAAAACGCTCATCTACTAAAGGTGAAAACTTTTCAGTAAGATTTAATGTTGTCATTTCGTAAATCCTCTCTCTTTGTTTAATAGTATTGGAATAACTTTTATAATGACGTCAATTCCATTGGTCACGATCCTTATTGCCATTCTTTCATGAAAGCGTCACGGATTGGATCACTACCGCCTTTTTCGCCAGCGTCTTTTGATCCACCTGGTGTTTTATCAGCTAAATTACTTTTAACGCGCTTAGTTAATTCGCCGTCCAGGTTTGCCTTGAATGCTTCTACATTCTTCGCAATCTCTTCTTCAGTTTCGCCGATCACGTTCATAGCAAAGCCAGCACCAAAACCAGCATCACTTAATTTTGCAATAGCAATATCTTTCATTTTCAAAGCGTTAGCAGTTTTCTTTTCCTGGTCACGTTCTTCTTTGATCGTTCGCATTTCATCCATTAATGTTTCAATTTCAGATTTGCTTTTATCACCGAATTCTTTTTCGGCTGTTTCTCTAGCTTTTCGCGCTTCTTCTTTTCGAATTTTACCAGCAACGCGATTTACTTCAGCTTGTACACGTTCCTCTAATTGCTCTTTAGTGAATGTAACCACGCCACCAGACGCGCCACCTTCTCCATTTTCGCCACCTTCAGAACCTTCACCGCCGTCACCTTCGCCACCTTCAGAAAAGAATTGTAGGCCGTGTTTAATATCACTTAATCGAATAGCTGGTTTTACAATACCTGTGCTTACTAATACTTTTTTCATTTATTACCTCCTGGTTTAAAGTCGCCAGTGACTATAAAGTTATTACTAAACCTTAGTTTTCCGTGTCTAAGTCCACGTTTGTTATATAAAATTTATATAGTTACAGACTTTTTAAAATTAGTTCTGTAATCTTCTTTAATGACTCTCTTCGTTGTCGTGGTGTCGTGTCATCAGTCACCGCGTTTAGGATCGGCATTTTTTCATCTAGTAGCGTTTGGTCAACTTCTTGACTAGCTGTGCCTAACACTCCTAATAGAGCGCCTACTAAACTTACTTTGTCTTGCTGTTCTAAACCTTTCATTCTATCACCTACTTCGGTTGAAATAGTTTCTCATATTGTTTATATGTCATTTCCACGCCGTTTGTTTCTATGCTCTTTCCGTTCTTATCTCGTACCATACGTGTATTTGCGTATCGTATGCCCTCAAAGTATGGTATAGCCAGTGTTCGACAGCGTGCATGTAATGGAGGGTAATTGCTTCCTGGACTTGCATCGGCCGTTATATAAATCTTTCCAGTGTCTAACGATCGACAGCGTTGTGAAGTCCTGGCATCGAATGTTACATGTAGTTTGTACTTATCAATTTCAGCTTCTTCATAACTGTCTAACGTGGCCTTTCCGTAGAAATAGGCTTGCTCTGTATAGATCATAGTAATAGCATTCCGCAACGGCGCTTTCATCTTCTCCGCAAACCGTACAGCTATTTCATCAGCATGTAGGCCCTGGAGAACGCCTTGTGTCAACTCACCTCGTAAATGGAATAATAGTGTTCTCTTATTCTCCCATAAACGATCACTGAATTGGTTACCACTCCAGGGGTAACTTAACACACTTTCAATCATCTTGTCATTAATTTCATAGACCTTACTTTGTATACCGTGTCTGTAAAAGTCGTATTTATTACTGATCAAAGTGTCCTTAAACGTTGATGTAAATAGGTTGCAAAGGCTTTTTTCTTCTGTCAACGCTATTTTTCCTAACTTAATTAGCATTTCACTTTGTACAGCTTCTAATCTACTAAGTTTTTTCATGTCCAGGTGGGCTTTCACATCCTGGGCAATGTTCGGCGCTATGATCTGATCACTATTCTGTAATTCATTCAGAAACTCCACTAAACTAATACGCCTGTCATGTTTCTCACGCTTATTAAGAGCTTTGACTAATTCGCTATAATCAAAACCCTTTCGCGATAGATAGGCCCGCATTTCGGCCGTTACTTCCTTTTCAGCGCGTGCGAATGATTGGCGCATACGCTTTTCTAGTTTCTCGGCTTCAATGTATCCTTTCGCTTCCTGGGCTTCAGCGCGTTTGGCCCAATACATTTCACTATTCATGATCTACTTTCCTTTTCCTGGCGTTTGATCTTCGTCACCGTCAGAAAGTTGTCGCTCTTGTGTAGCATCGTTCTTTCCTTGTTCTTCCACGTTATCATTTTCCCCACTGAAAGTATCTTTGTACGAGTCATACTCTTCTTCCTCCTGTTCTTTCTTCATTTCTATTAAGTGTTCAATGTCTTGTACAGCAGATAGATATTGATAGATAAACTTATCTGGTAGTCCAGCTTGACGCAATTTCACAACAAGATCAGCTTCTTCTAAGTAGTTAGCTGGTAAGTTAGGTGTAAATTGGATTTTGACGTCTTTTAATCCAAACTCTTTTGATCCTGGCAACTTATCAAGGTATCCTTTGATGATCCCTAATTGATCTGTTAACGCACGGTTAAACATTCTTTCTTTTTGCCCGCGTACTTGCTCCAGGGCCAATAATTTATATTTAATAGCGATCCCAGACAGGTTACCGCCGAATTCCTTGTCATTCATGTTCGGAACGAATGTATATTTGTGTATATCGTTCTCTACACGGGTTTTCATGTTCTCGTTAAACGTGTCATTGATCTGTTTTACAAGCCATTCAGCATCCCCGTTTTCATCTAACAGCATTACTTTATCTTCTTTTAAACTGTTTATATCATCCTGGTTTGTTTCATTCATGTTAACCAGCTTTAGGATCGCGTCAGTGAAGTCAGATAAGTCTTCCATTGATCCAGATTGCAGATCATTGTACGCGTCAATAGTTGGTAGAATATCTTCATAGTCTCCTAATTCAAACTTATTGTTCTGTATCTTGATAACGGGAATACGTGGGTTTCCGTCTTCATCTACAATGTTGTGTGCCTGTTCTTCTTCCTGGCTCATGTTCTCAATGGAAATGTCCAGGATTTCGTTTAATGGTTGTCCTAAAATCTTTCCTTCATACACAAACGAGTATTTAATGTATTGCACCTTGTCATAGATCGTCATTTCTACCTTGATTTCATTATCTTTCGTTACTGTCTCGCTAAAACGAATAACGTCTGTGATCTTAGGTTTAATAGAGTCATCATAGATAGCGATCGTATGACGCGGATCAATGTCTTTATAATTCAATTCTCCTTCTTCATCGTGATAGAACAAGCGGAATGCACGGCCATAAATAGACATGTCAAGAGCATTATCATAATCCACTGTTTGCCCGTCGTTTTCATCCATTATGTCAAGTGCTGGCTCTAATGCTTCAGTTTCCGTTGTGTTATACGTTACAGGCATTCCCATGAAATAACCCGTGCTGATCGTTGCTGTATACTTAGGAAAGTTGTGAACGATCCTAAACGTCTTGTTACCGTTCTTCCTATCTTTCTTATTCTTTATTTCATGATGTCCCATGTAGTATTTGTATAGTTTTTGTAGGGCCAAATAGCCTTTACTATTTCCTACTCCTTCTTTGATACGAAAATCAAAGTAAAATTCTTTCGCTTCATCAAATGTAAGCATGTTATCAATCCTTTCTAGAATCCTAATTGTGATCGGCTCATACTTCTTACTTTGCCTTGTTTCTTCATGTCCTTCTCCATTGCATAACGCACCATATCAATTGTGTGATTGTCTTTATCTTGTAATCGTGGTCTAGGGTTGCCGTCTTTGTCCGTTTCCCAATCAGCATTTTCAAACTCACTCAATGTATTAGGGCAACGTTTCGGATCAATAACGATCGCGTATAGATCGCCCAGCCATTCCGTGCCGTATTCAACACTATCTGGCCCTTTCTTAGCACCCTTCACCTTTCTTATGTCATGTTCGTTCTTTAATTCAGCGATAGACTTTGGCTCGGCACTATCACACGTTATTTCTATATCTTGATAGCCTTTTTTCTTGATCCATTCAGCTAACTTCCTATTTGATATTTGAACGCCGTACAATTCATCAAATATATATAACGTGTTCTTCTTTCTATCAAAGTGCATACGGCCAAACGCTAGCGGATCAGTAGCATAACCAAAATCAATCCCTTGACGTATGTTATCGAATTGACTGATCTGTTCGTCTGTTATTTCAGCACTAACAATGTTATCGAATGGTACAACCCCAGACCCTATTGCTTCGCCGAGATATTCCCAGCGATACTTTAGCGGGTTCATTTCCTTCTCAATTTCAGCTTCTTCATAGAATGCCTTTGTTAAATGCTTGTTATCTAAATACGTTGAATGGTTTACATGTGTATTATCTGGTATGAATGAACTATTGTATTTCTTGTTCAGCCAGTGCGCACGGCGTTTAGGCGGGTTATAACTGTAGAAGAATGTATATTCATAGTTTGGTAGTTCTGGCCTATGCTCTGGCTTGATCTCAAACTCACCACGTAATATTGATTTCTCAATGATAGATATTTCTTCTTCTTTTCTAAACTCGCCGATCTCTTCCACCCATAAGCCCATGATAGGAAACTTAGCATCTTTAATAGATTTGATCCGTTCTGGTTCTTCACAACCGAGAAAATATATCTTATTCCCTCTAGGCTTATACTCAATGACCAGGCGTGACGGTATACAACGGAATAAATGAGCAATGCCCAATATCTCCATTGCTTCTTTTAGCTGTTCAAATACCGATCTAACAACTGTATTCTGTACTTTACGTAATACCAGCCAACTGATCGGATATTCCATGATGTCCATTAGTATGCGGAATGGTATGAAGTAGCTTTTACCAGACGCACGGCCACCCTTTAACACATAACGTAAACAGTCGCGCATTTCAGATAGATAATAAACTTTACGAAAACGCGGGCTGATCACGTTTCGCATATCTATATGAATATTGTTACTCATTTCTTTCTTTTCCTCTCACATCTATTCAGCAGGGCCATAGGTACGGTAACCATTGATAACAGCAGAATAGATATAGCGATAGATTGCCAGTGTTCTAGCATAGTAACCACCACACACAAGCACATGAAATAGTTAGTATCACCAATTCTTCGAAATCATTTAATTTCTCTTTCATCAACAGTCACACTCCCTATAATGTTTGTTACAGTCTGGGCATGTATCGCCTATTGATCCATTGATCGTAACGTTTGCTGTTGTCTCATTTTCCTGGCGTTCGATCCATAACCTATGACGTTTACCTAACTGAATTCCCGCATTGATCCGTTCACCTATTGACGGCTCTATTGTTGAGATAACTTGTTCACCCATACCAACACCGCGTAACGTCTTTCCTGTAGCTTCTCCACGCATTACAGATGTTAGAAACTCTAATACTTCATTTCCGTCCGCAATGCGCTTAGAATCAACGTCAGACATGCGAGAATCAATATAGGCCGAAACATTAACATTCTTTAACAAACGAGAACTACCAGCCGATACTATAGAATCACTTTTACAATCGTAACCAGCCCTTCTATATGCTTCAGTTGCATTTCCCGTTTCTATGAAATAATCAGCAAATCTTTTTTGCCTTTCGTTTAATCCATGATCCATTCTTTCCACCTTCCTTTAGGTTACTACTTCTGTAGTTACTCTATAATTATAACATAATTGTTTAATAGAATTAGATTCAAAGAAAAAAGAGACGTTAAATAGTCTCTTTATCAAAAGTTCGGATATTCATTTCTACAAAGTCGATAGCATCTAGTGGGATCATCACAATATTACCGCCTTGTTTCTGGCCTGTAACACTAGTCATTTCACCATCTTTTCGCAATTCGTCATATAGCATTTCTTGTGTCATACCATCGTGTACAGCTTCCGTTACATCCTCTACCAACGATACCGCACGACCGCTTTTTAATTGTACGTGGATTTGTAATTCATGTGCTTGATTTTTATTTACTGTGTTTTCCATTATTTTTCACCTTTTTCATATAGTTTTTGTTGCAAACAATAACCTTCTAAATACCAGATTTTATCTGTAATCTTTCTTTTACAAATTCCAATGCCAATGTTTTTATCGTAGTTTACAGGATCAACACAACCACTTGATTCAGTAACAGTAAAACCGTTCGGTAATAAAGCTGTTACAATAGTTAGTTTTCCGTGTTTTTCATCTACTTCAAACTTTGTATTATCTAAAATATTATTAATATGTTCTAGAGTAATCTTGTTCATTTCCGTCTTCCTCCTGGTATAATTTCGCATATCCTTTATCAAGGTTGTACATACCTAGCCATGATCCAGCAACGAACAATACCCAATAATACCAGGCACTATTACCGCCAGCTACACATTGCCATGCACTACCAAAAATAACTAAACCGCATGTTCTATACCACCAACCACGACTGATATTTATAGTCACGCTGATCTTGATCTTTTTCAACGGTTTAGATAATGCCTGTTTTAACTTTTTCAACTTCTCTTTCATGTTGTCACCTCATTTATTTTTGCTCTTATAGTAGAAAAAACAAGACTGGCGAAAGTCCTGTTTCTCAACTTGTAACTATAAAAGAAATGGTTTAGTAGGGACTCGAACCCTATCAGACCCGTTTTAAAGGCTCTGTTATACCAGATAGCTAAACCATGATTCCCAGCGATCAACGCCAGGATCATTTTTATTCTCCTTAGAGTCGGATATACTTTAGATCGTTATCATCCGTTTCTATCCATTTTGTGTGTGACATGATCGCCTAGTTATCAGTTAGAATCATGTTTTATTAAACTATCGTATGTTTGATAATAACCTTTGATAGTTATTTACCGTTATAGGACGGTATCACCTGTTAGTAGAACAATAATCACCCACCAATGCAAGTGAGTTTCTATTGTTATTTATTTTGTGTTTATAATAGTGTCCAGGTATCTGAAAACAGCTATTAAGAGGTTTCCACACCTCATAAGACGTACAAGGTAAAAAGGAGGTTGGGCCATGCCTAGCCCAATGTATAACCAAAAATTCCAACGGGGATAAAAATGTTATACAAAAACCTTATACGCCTTATGAGATCATGAAGTCCATTAGTAAAACGATTTGTGAGTTACCCTATAGACTTCATTTCCCTCATATATGTGTTTGTGTCTCAATACGTTTGTATATGTCCGAAAGGATCATAAAACAAGCTATTCGGTTTTGATGTTATTTCGCAAAAATACTACACCTTTACTATGACCCTACTTTTAATAGTAGAGGAAAAATATAGTAGTAACGGTTTTAACCGTCCCTTTAAAGATAGAAGTAACACTTATGACCTTTCGATCTGGCTTTCTACCCTTAAAGGGAAGGACAAAACGGTTGTCCACCCCCACCAACAAGGAGTATATAACAATGAACAAAACCTAGTATCACCATCGCAACGATACTTAAACGAAGTTTGGAGGTAACCAGCCTCCTTTAAAGGCACAAACGAGAAGAACGTGTGTGAGTTAGCAAGGTTAATATATATAGCAATTGGAGGTGAACATATATTAAAAACTCGCTTATGCCCTTAAAGGAAGATGTCTCTTCCCTCGATTCATTCAAACAGCTTTCACCGTTCCCATTGATTCGATCCATTTCAGAAAACAAGAATTTTACGTATAGACATAGACTTTGAGCAATTATGAAATTAGATGTTGTTAGCGTATGTGTGAGCAATTACTAACAGTAAGGCGTTTTAACAAGGTTACGAAAACAAACGATGTTAAATGTAGAATATTTTCTCTTGTATATCGAATACAAAATTTAATATGTTCTGGTTTTCCGACCAGGTAAGAAAGCGTGTGTCCCTCTTACAATTACTATAGTAACACCTCTAATTCTATTCAACAAGAATTGTATACTTTTAGATATTGTTTTTTATAAAGTCATTATTAAATTATCAGATAGTTTATTTTGATAATAAAAAAGAGCCCTTATTATAAGGACTCGATCAATTCTGTGTATGTTCTCATTTCGTGATACAAACGTTTTTCTAGTTGATCTGGCGTTACATCGCCAAATCTATTTGCATAGCCTTTAATTAGGTTGCTCATATCCTTTTCGGTTAATGTATAACCTTCTTTAGATGGTATTTCATAAATATAATGTTCATAGATCACTAATAGATCGCTATATTCTTTTTCTCTCTCGCTTTGTTTAATAGTTTTAGATTCTTTCATGCTCTTAATCTCCTTTTGGGTTTATGGTTTTAGTTTTCTTTCGATTTATTTATAAATAGACTTATCCATTAAGGCCAAAACATCAGCGGTTTTTCTTTTAAAATCATTTAACTTCCTTATTATATATAGCATGAGAATTCGCAATAGTAAAATAATAATTTCTATACATAGTCTTGAATCCTTGATAACTCTACATTCTTACTTTGTATCACACACTTGACAAGATTTTTGGAATAATATAACAAACGTTGATTCTATGCATCGTGTCAAATTGACACGATCGAGTAGGTCAAATTCGTAATTAGATAAAATCAGCCCAGGACATACCGACAGAACTCATATAACAACTAGAACAACAAACACCCTCGCTTTGTGCCTTTTCATCCCATTCAGAAAGTTCACAACCACATTCAATACAGTTTGTGTAAAACGGTTTCCGTTTCGTGTACATGTATCTTTTCTTTTTGTTTCCCTTTTTGATAGAGTTGATCCACTCGCGTTCCTCTTTAGCAAATTCATCCATTAACCTTTTAGGACAGTGTTTCCAATCTTTCTCTAACTCAACTGTAATTTGTCTCATTACCAGCACCCCTTATGTGTTTGGAATATACTATAGACCGTGACTTTCTTATCTCTTTTATCCATCGGTCTTTTACATACTAGACATTTCGTTTGATACCCTTTAGTGAAATAGCGTTTAATTCTCTTTCTTCTGTTCATTATTAACAAGACCTCCCAAAATTCGTTCTACCAACATTTGCACGGTGTACCCTTCCCATATTTTAGGGTCTTCTTTTAACATCATTTCAGCCCTAGCATACACATAACCATGTATAAAACTAATTTTCTCGTTTATGCTCATACGGTTTAAACCTCCCAATAATTTCAATATCCCTACCGCTGGTCATAGTTACCGATCTAATAGAAGTTATCCGACCTTCTACGCCGTCAATGTATACACTTTGTCCCGTCCTGTAGTTAGCGAAATTAGTTACAATTCTAAACACAATCGTTTTATCCATGCTATCTCCTCCAGATCGCTTTCTTTTTCTCTGTCATCGTCAAGGGCTTGTCTTCATTATGGTATAACCTTCTAAACTCTCTAAACGTCTTATCCATGTCCCAGGACTCTATTTCCTCTCGATATTTCCAGCCGAGTTTACTTTCAATGTATTTCCGCATTCCTTCTACGTGCCGTTGATCGTAGTAATTCACTAGCGTACCTCTTCTATACTGAATAATTCTTTCACTCTATGAAACATGGCTAATTCCATTATTACGCCGTTCTTACTAGTATTTAACATGTTTATATCAATCATTTCACCGTCATGATCCTTGTATTTAACTTTCCATAATAAATCACTCATTAACGCAACACCTTCTTTGCAAACTCTTTGTTAACCGTGTCCATACGCTTATTTAAACTTCTTACAAGATCGCTTAAATGAAGTTTTCCTTCTCTATGTTCCTGTAGTAATGATTCCATCATGCTTAATTGACCGTACACTTTATTTTCATTCACGAATAATCCCACACTTTCGCTTTTTTGTTGTAGATCGCCACCACTAATTGAATTCCATACTTCACTTCAAATAAATGCTTTCTCAAACTGAAATCTCGTGGTATTGCCATTTTGCTTCCTTTCACATCAAAGGCCACTTTTCCGACTCCTGTTATATCGCACACCAGATCAGGCGTGTATGACTTCTTTCTAACTTTCCTTTTCCCAGCCTGGTTAACAATACTAGCGATCTCGTACCCATCTAACAGGTGATACGTTTTGTGCAACTCAATATTTGATACATGTTTCGTATTCGACATCGTGATATAAAAGTCGCGTTCTGTCATAGAATCAAACTTGTGGCCGTCATACTCTACTTTGACCGCGTTAACTTTCTTCCTGGGCTTCTTTTTGGTCTTGAACATACCTTCTATGTCATACTCTTTCTTCAGCCATTTAACGGCCGTGGCCTTAGTGCCAGCAACACCCTTTAAAGTTTCGTTTCCGTCCTCGTTTATTGTGTAATATCTATAGGACAACACGTTTTTCTTAATACACTCTCTCACCTCAAAGGTAAGAGAGCCTGTTTTATTCATCCATGTTTTGTTTACTCTCATTGTTTATGATCCCTTCAGCCTTTTCTAGTAAAATCACACCGCCAGCAACTACAGGTGTGATAACCGCCGTTGATACAACTAAGTAATAAATAAACTCACCTAATAAATATGTAATCATAACTTTTCCTCCACCCATTCTTCATTGATTCTTAATAGCTTTGTATTATCATAAATGCCGTCTAAATACCTTCTTCTTATCACATTGTTCTCGGCCATTCTTTCAACCGTCTTTCTTGTTTGCCAAACTAAATCGTTGTATTCCTTTTCTAACCTCTTGTTACTATCCTCCAGCCTTTCGACTTCTTTTTTAGAAACTACAATTCTAACTTCTGACCACTTTTTCATATCGCCCTTTCCTCCTTCATGATCTCGAATAGTTCGTTTTCTCTTATGCCGATCCATTTGTTTATTTCGTCCAGATCACGTTGCAATGATTCAAGTTTTAAATCTTTTGCACCACCTAGCTTTTTGCATTCAATTCTCCAATGTGAATTATCTTTCATAGCATACAAGTCTCTTAAAGTTCTTATATGCTGTTCTTTAAGTCCTGGTTTCATTTATAACAACCCCTTTTTATCATTTCATTAACAATAAGTTTATTCCATTTTCCATAATTGTTTAATAGATACGGATTTATAGCCGTTGAACAATCGTTAAATTTTATCTTTCCGTACTGTAACAAAGATTCAATAACAATTATGAGCGACATAACTCTATCGTTCTTAGCTTCCATATACATTTCTTTTACCGTCATTCCTTTTCGACCTCTATAAACCTATTTGTCGGCCCGTGGAAAATCATGTTGTATGTACCTGGCTGTGATTGCCTTGCTTTAGCAACTATTATTTCAACGTCCTGGAATTCTTTCTTTCGCGCTTCTGGATCATAATAGTCTTCTCTATGCGGGAATATAATTACATCGGCCACCTGTTCAATTTCACCCGTTTCACGAATGTCAGACATAGCGGGCCTTTTATCTTCCCTATTCGTATTACCACGGTTTAACTGTACTAATAGAATGATAGGTACTTTTAAACGCACGGCCAACTCTTTCAACTCTCGTACAATGTGCGCAAACCTTGTTTTATCTTCATTCATGCCTTCGCCTTCTACTTTAACGTGCGATATATGGTCAATCATGAATACACATTTTTTAGTAGGGTTTTCTTTAACCGTTTTCCTTATCTCGGCTTTGATCAAACGCAAATCTTTTTCTTCGCTGATCTCTAAAGGCATATTACTTAATTCACCAACAGCGATCGTATATTTTGCATAAGATTCTCCTGGTTTACCTGTTCGCCTATCAAGTATAGGGAAAAACTTGTTAGGGTTTCGCATTGATCCGACAGGAAGGTGTGATTGTCCAGCGATCCAACGATCAATACACTGGAATCCTGGCATTTCGCAACTGAAATACTTCCCGTGGTACTCGTTTTCTAAATCCCTTGACGCTCCATTTCTCATACTATCAAGTGTTAGGGCCGTTTTACCCATACCAGGACGACCACCAACAATGATCAAGTCGCCGTCTTGCCAACCGTCTGTAAAGTTATTCATTCCATCCCAGCCAGTATCGACACCGCTTATACCTTCGCTTTTCATGTTAGCGTGTGTATTAACCCTATTGGAAAGCATATCCTGGAAAGTTTCTCTGTTCACAACCTTTTCTTCACTAATCTTTGTAACGTTGTTTAGAAGTGTCTCTGACGCGTGTGAACTGTTCCTATCTTCAGTGGCCTTTAAAAACTCTGACGCGTGTTTCCTCATTTCCTCTACTTCGATAAAATCAAACATTTTCTTTTCATAGAAACTAAAGTTTGACTTGTTTGATCCGTATGACATAACACTCATTAAATGATCCATGTCAAGTTGACTATGATCAATAATCATTTTTGGGCTTACATCTATTTCTTTATCAGACAATTTACAGATAGTTTCGAATAACTCTCTATTCTTTGCTGATAAAAAGTGTTTTTTAGAAAGCCTACATTCATCTATCAATGTATTATCTTCAATCATTGCTTCCAGTACACTTATTTCCATTTCTGTATGGTTGTTGTATTTCGCTAATGCATTATTACTCATTGTTGTCATCTCCTTTCTAATAGATCGCTAGACGCTTTTAAAAGCGTCTTTCATTTCTATAGTTACAAGCGTCTACATCTGTATTGATCCTTGTAATGTCTAGCACCAGGCCGACAAATAAGAAATTCAATGTAAACATTTTAACTAAACCTGTAGCCCATTGACCCACGTAAAACTTATGTGCTCCAAACGTTCCGAATAATGCCCATAAAATCCACGCTGTACTTTTCTTTTTCATAATTCGTTACCTCCAGTTGTTTATATATATCAATACTTATTGTTAAATAGTGTATATATACATGTCAACCGAACTTTAAAATTACCAATATTTCAGTTTTCTTTGATGCCTTCAATTCTGTAGTCGTACATCACAATTTACACCAATAAGATGCTTCTTTCCCTCTTTTTCCACATTCTTCTTTTGTTAAAACTGGTGTGGTAATAGCTTCCTCAACGGGCCATTTTAAACGTTTAATTCTCTCGCGAGCCAATCTATAGCTCACTCCATTCAACGAAGCTATCTTCGCTTGTTCATCACTCAGTACTTTATTTCCGTTCCAATAATTAGCTTCCTCCGCTAACCTCAACGCTTGATATTTATTAATAGGTGGTTTACTTATCGCATCTATCAGATTCCATCCTTTTTTCATTCTTGCGTAATACGTTTGACGTCTAATTCCATTTTTCAAGGCTATTTCTCTCACTTTACACCAACCTGTCGGATTGCTACCTCTCACTGGTTTTGTCATCGCAGTAACCTTATCCCACCCGAGATTCCTAACCCTTTCATTAAACACTCTACGGTTAATCCCGTTCCTCTCCGCTCTCTCATATTCATCCGGTGTAATATAAAAATCATACGGTGACTTCACAAACAATTCCCCCTTCGTTTAATAAAATAGGATTTATAAGTATGTAATACAGTAACTCATGATGTACACAACCAGGAAACTAAATGCCATCATACCAGATCCAATTATGAACGCTTCTTTTAACTCACTATTCGTCATTGTCAATAACCTCCTGTATGTCTATCATTTTTGAATAATCGCACGCGATCGTGTCGCACTCCAAATGTATTTCATTATCACTATGCATCAAGAATAAATGGCCTTTACAGCTAGGGCATATCAATGAAGTTGATAACCACATTACTTTTCACCCTCTTTTTCTACCGGACTTCCGTGATAAAAACATTCGCTTTCACACTCTGGGCATTCTGTGAAAGTATCAAACATACCGCCTAACTCTTTATGACCGCATGACTCACATTCCCACGGTAAATACATATCAATAACCCTCCATTCGTTTTAAACAAGTTTCTGGGCTTGTTCTCATTGTGTTTTCATCAAGTCGCCACTCTATCATGTTTATAACTCGGCTCGGCCCTGTTGCATAACTTTGGATTGTTTGGAAACGTCTTATAACAGTACCTTCCTTTTGATCGTAAATATTGCGCACCTTATCGCCGTTATTAAACTTGAATTTATTAAACATTCGCCGTCACCTCCAGATCACAACCCATACATAGCGGGCCATCTTCGTATGATTCACAACCGCACTTTGTACATTCTTGCGGTGTACCTCTATAGGTTACGATAGAATATTTTAACTCTCTTTCATCTTCCTGTAGAACGTCTATGTCTTTGCACCAATCAATGTAATTAAAGATCGCTTCAGCCTTTAACAACTCACCTGTAGTTATATGATTCATAGGGTAATACATGCACTTTCCTGTTTTCATGTCGATCTGTTTAACAAATACTTTTTGTGGATCATACAACACTACCGTTCTAACGCCTTTGATCGTTTCATCCGTCTTGACCTCATAATCTTTTTCAAAATAAATCATAGCGTTATCTATATAAGTGTTGTTGTGTACAATATCATTATTATCAAAAGTGAATACAACTTCATTTTCACTGTTAATTTCTTGTTTAAACATTAGCTTTCCCTCCAGTAATTGTTTAATAGTTTTGGATAACAGCTTTTCTTCGTCCATAACTGTTACAACCTTTGATGGCCGTGTCCATTTGACACTTATTACTTTACAACTATTTTTATATTTTGTAAAGATTTATTTATAAATTGTTTAATAGAATTGGATAATATTATTCTCCTTTCCAATTTCTCATGTAGTTTACAGCTTCTTCAAAGTCTTTCGATAATATGTCTTTATAACTAGAAACCCCGTAACGATCTTTCAAACGTCTGTGAGCCTTTGAGAATAGTTGTCTTTTAGTGAAACGGCCGTGATTAGTTCCGTTGTTCCAGCAATAGCGCACACTAGCTTCTACAGTGTTTTGCATGATCCGTTGTTGTTGACTGTCGATAGTCATTTTATTAATGAACTCTTTCTGAATATCTCCGAAACCTTCTTTAGTGAATGTTTCCAGGCTTTCAACCTTTTCCTTTAATTCCATCGTACCTTCTAACAATAATTGTTGTATTTGATCTAGGGCTGTTTTAGGTTGCGTCTGTTGTTGATCTTTAATGTGTTGCTCCATTTTATTGAATTCTTCAATGTATTTAACTTTGAATTGTAACGCCTGTTTTCCAGTGAATCCCATAACAAGCAAAGTAAAACCATCTTTAGTAAGGTTATATTTCAATTGCTCTCTGTTCATAGAATCATTGTAAGAGATCGGCTCAAAATTGAGCTTACCTTTTTCTTCTAATTGATTGTGCAAATTATGAATATCACGAATTACATTTTTATGTTGCTTTCCGAATACTTCAGCCACCGTTAAACTGTCTGTTACAACCTCATTGTTATTGTTTACGAATACTAATTGTGCGTTTGTCATAATAAAATCTCTCCATTCATTGTTTAGTTTTTGTTTAATAGTTTTGGACGAATTGATAAATTTTAGAAAGGTAATACAATATCTTCAGATTTAGGACGTTCTTTTTTTACTTCGTCCATACGTCTGTATTCAAGGTATCTTTCATCGTTCAGAAATCCTTCTGGATACTTAATGTACTTTTGGTCTGTACCTTTAGTTAAACACTCTTTAGCGTACTGTATGACGCCGTAAAGTATAACGTCATGATTATGGTGTTTATTCTCTACAGCATTTTTATATATTGTATAACATTTAGGTTTGTTTCTCTTTTTAGGATAGTGTTTCCATACCTCTTCAAACTCTGGAGAATATACTATTTTGTTATTCTTCTTCGGAACTTCTACAGTGTCAGCGACCTTCTTTGTTGTAGTCTCTGGTATTCTCTGTGTAGTCTCTGGTATTGTTAGTGTCATATTGACCTGTTGCATTGATTCATTTTGATGCTTTGGATCGGGCCATTCTGACACGTTGCATTGATTCATTTTGACACTTTCCATTGATTCATTTTGACACGATGCATAGGTTAAACGTTCGTAGTCGATCGAATACCATTTAGTGCGATCAAAACCCTTTTTATTATAGTTGCCTGTCAATAAGTAACCTTCCTTTTCTAGCTTATTAAACATTCTTTTCATAGTGCTTAGTGACCACCAGGAAAACTGATCATTCCATTTCTCGGCTGTATTATAAACCCACACACGGCCGTCATAATTATGATTGCTTTTTTCTAGCCAATAGTGTATTTGTTGCAACACTATAGCTTCATTTAGACCGATCTGTTTTGCTAATGCTGGTTTAAAGATCATTGTATCGGTTGAACTTAATAAGTTTGTTTGCATCGTTGTTGCGCCCTCCATTAAATAGGTTTAACAGTTTTATAGATTTTATAACCTTCTCTTTTCTTGCTGTTCTTCCCTTTGTTGTTACCTTTGACGAATGTTAAATACCCGTCTTTGTTTAGTCTAACTAACATTTTTCTTATACCAGATTCCGAGATAGTTTCATTGCATTCTTCAGCTATTATTTCCACCAATTCAGATTCATGTAAATCTATCGTTTCCGATCCGAACAACCTAACTAACATGTTATGAACATATTTCAGTTTGATTCCATCATTTATTAAATAATCATGTTCAATAAATTTGTCTGGTTCGTGATATTCTTTGTTGATCTCAAACACTGGTTTGATCCTCTTTGCTCCATTGCCTTTGTAAAACTTCCCGTAACCATACATTTCTAACGATCTAATTGTATTCAGTAGGTGCAACCTGTTCTTCATGAATCCATTTTCTACTTCTGGAAACATTTCACCGTATACTATTTCTATCTTTCTACTATCTTGCTTAATTGCGATCTCCTGGAATCTTTGTAATAAAATCGCCGTACTAATGTTGTATGTTTTGTTTGCTACCTCTGTACTAAACCATAACTTTTTATTGTTCATAATTATTGATCTCCTTTGTATCTGTATCTAATTTGCTTCCCGTTCCCTCTACCTACTCCAATTCGTTCTCTATCTCTCTTTCTTTCAATGATCCCCTTTCTAAGCAAGTTATTTAACATAACGTTTCCAGTGTCTTTATTAAAGATCCCAGACGTTTCATACATGAATTTGTTTGTTGCCCAGTCTCCGTGATCCTCCAGGATTGTGCGAGCCAAAAACATTTTTGGATTGAATCGTTTATCACCAGGTTTAACATAGAAATACTGATCGGCTGTTTTAACCTTCTTTTTAAGTTTAACAATTTGAGTGTTACCGCGTTTCTTTGTCTCCAGGTAGCCAAAACTTACTAACTCCCTAAATGCTTCTTTCATAGTTTCATAAGATAGCTGTAATTCTTCGATAGCTTCATCAATATCAAACGTAACAACTTTCTTTTCTTCTAAAAATGAAATATCATTTACAAACTCCAGGATAATCGCTGGCGTCATTCCGAGTTTATTCGCGTGTTCAATATTGAAATGAATAATTTTGTTCATCGTTATTATCTCCCTTTGTTTAATAGGATTAGATTCTTTTCATTAATGCTTCGAAATACATATTCTCTTTGAAGGCTAATGTATCTCTGTAAGGTCTTCTTAAACTCCCTGGTTCTTGTCGTGTGCATGACTTTGGCCTTTCTTCATCATCTACTTCTATAACCATATAGATCGGCTCTACAAAGTCGTAACCGCGGTTTAAAAGTTCGTCAGTTTGATCTATCAAAGTAAATAGATTGTATGACTTCTTTGCAAACGGCTTTGTCTTGTCGCTCTCCTTGCCAAAAGAGAAATTATTTCTTAAACGTTTACGCGTTATTACCTTCATATACTTTAGGTTCATTAAACTCCCCAACCTTTCATAACATCAACGGCTTTCTGTAGGATCGTAGCGTCTTTAGTTGATGGCGTCCAATTCGGAATAACTTTTCTAAGTTCGTTGTTTACATCATCTTCAGTAACGTTATTTTTCTTCTCTAATGCCTTTCGTTTTGCATAAGCTATTTTTCCTAGCTTTTCGGGATCTGGTGTATATCCTCCCTGGTTGCCACTATTGTTGTTACCTTGATTGTTTGAATTATATCCACTTGCATTGTTTCCGTCATCATCATCTTCAGATGAAATACCTAATAATGCTGTTAGGCTGTAGCGTCTTCCATATGTAATAGCTGATCCCGCGCCCTGTGCATTAAAGTCTTTCACTCCACCTTTTTTAAGTTGGTACGCTGGCAATGTTAACGGATCGGATTCAATCCATTCCCCAGATTTGTGCATTAAACGAGTTGTTACAATAACGTTTTCTTCTACACTAGATGTTGACTGTATGAACGATAAACCTTGTTTAGATAGAAACGGCTTCACTGTATTTATAACAACGTCCAGTGGCGCATAACGACTTTTAAATTGTGGGTTAACACTTGTGTTTTTTGGATTATCCCACTCACCTTGCGCAATTGATAGCGCGTCAGCTAACTTCCCTAAAGTTTCACTTGATCTCATTCTTCTTTTCCTCCAGTTTAATAGTTATGTTCATATCATGAATAGATCGCATTAACCAATTGATCTCCTTCTTGATCGCTATTTGTGCAAACCTTGCGTACCTTGTTTCTAGTTTAGGTAATGCCACCAATTCTTTTAAAGCGTCCATGCTTTGTTGACGATCTTCTTTGACAGATTCTAAATATTTCATACTAACACCCCTATTTAATTGATAATGATTTCGTTCTATGAGTTGTTACGCCCTCTACAATGATTCCTTTTTGTACGGCTTTTAATAGATTAGTTTTGTCTAACGATGGTTTACCAGGCTTGTAATACATTTCTGGAATAAATGCTTCTGAATGCACCAGCAATGATTCTTTATTGTTTCTAATGCTGATTGTCATTAGATCAGTTTCAATCTTTTTATTATCAGTTGCTTCCATGCTATCAAGTAAGTATTGCTTTAATCGTTCAACTGATTTTTCTGTACGTTTGCGACGTTCCGCCAGGCGTGTTTCTTCAGCTTTAATTGTTTCGCACATTGTTTCTAAATTTTTAACTACATGCACGATCCCCAGGGCCTTTTGCTCAATCGCTTCGTCAATCGCTTCTAAAGTATCTGTAAACATTTCCTGGTTATCTTCTGTAATGTATTGCTGGATTTCTAAAAACTTCCCTGTTAATGAATATAATGATGTTGTCATAATTATCTCTCCTTAGAATGGAATGTATTTGTTTGGTTTTCCAGTTACCGTTGCTAGTACCATGTGTAACTCAATATCTCTTACTAATGATGGTTTATCTAATTTGTTCAATCTTTCAATCGCTTCTAGTAATTGCCTTTCAGCTAGATCAAGGCGCGCTTGCATTGCTTGTTTTTCAAAATCCATTACCATTCACCCCACATGGCTTTTTGGTAGTTTTTAGACGACCTAACAAAAACCCTTTGATCCGCGTCTTTCAAAACTACTTCCCCGTGATCACTGTTTATACCGCCTACAGCATCGACAAACCATGTTATTGTACCTTTTCTATATTCGACCTCCAGGTGATCACATACAACATCCCACGCTTCTTGCAATGTAGGTGTTTTATGAATTTCTACTACCTTTTCAATAACTTGTGGCCCTTTAGTGAAATGACGTTTCTTTTTAGACATATTTCGCTTCCTCCAATTTTGATAGTTTGATAAACTTCTTAATCTCCCTGTTGATTTCTTGCTCAACGTCTAGCCAATAAAGAAGTTCTTTAGCTGATTCTTTCAATGCTACAGGATTAGTATTTTCATATCGTTTAGCTTGCTTTTGTATTAATTGTTGATTTGCTATTACTTCGCTTTTTTGCTTTTTCAGTTGTGATAACTTCTGTGTTACCTCTAAAGTGTTCATGATTTTCTCCCCTTTTGTTTAATAGATCGGGATTTTCTTTTAAAAATCTTACAATTGGATCAAAGAAACTTTGTAAATGCTTATCATTCATTCGCAAATTATCAGACTTCATATATCAGACCTCGCAACGTGCCTGATAGGTTTCTCGTACCAATTTTATGTAATCGGATTCCTTACCAAAATAAAGATTAATAGGATCAATGCAATAAATTTCAGCTAACTTTGTAGCCGTTTCCATTTTGATCTTACTAGTGTCCTTTTCCAGTCTTTGCAACGTTGGATAGCTGATCCCCACCTTTTTTGCCACCTCTTCTAAAGATAGGTTCATGCGCTTTCTTGCTAATCTGAAAGTTAATTCCATCATATTTCGTTCACTCTCTCTCTATTAAATTATTATGTAAAGAACGAAATATTTGAATGCTTCATTTATTACGTTCTCTCTTACAAAACTTATGTTATCATTTCTTATTTATAAAAGCAACACTTTTTGTCCCGTTTTATTAAACTTTTTTCATAAATTATTAAACTTTTTTAATGAAAAGTATTGATTTTCAAATCGCTTCTATTATATACTGAATGGGCAAGATAAATAACTTTACTGGAGGAAAAACGAAATGCCTAGAAACTTTAAAACAGAAAAAGAAAGACAAATGGCCTTAAAACAATCCGAAAATATTAAACGTTTGATGGAGAAAAAGGGATTCCGCCAGGTGGATATGGTTAATGCAACTGGAATTGCACGATCTACAATGTCAACTTACATCAATGCTAAAAGCGTTATACCAATGGTAGCACTTCAAAAAATCGCGGACGCTTTAGGAGTTACTAAGGCGCAAATAGTTGATCTTGATAGCTCGGAATCTGTTTCGGTTATGGGTGTCAAGAAACTACCAATTTATAATAATATCAAAAGTGAGTATGGAGAAATTGAATTGAACGATCCTTCTGGTTACTTAGATACACCTTTTTCATGGATCGGAAATAATGATCATTTCTATTATGAAGTTCAAGATGATAGCATGTTTGGAATAACAGCGGGATCAAAGGCGCTCGTACACCGTCAATCAGTTGTAGAAAATGGAGACATGGCCTTGATCGCCGTAAATAATGAAATATTGATCAGACGCGTTTATAAAGATAAGAATGAAATTACGCTTGATGCATTATTGAGAAAACAAACTATTGATGAAAGAGAAACTTTATTCTCTGTTATCGGAAAAGTAACAAAGGTTATAGGTGAATACTAATGAAGTGTGCAATATATAGAAGAGTTTCTACAGATGAACAAGCGGAAAAAGGATTCTCATTAGAAAATCAATTATTAAGACTACAGGCTTTTGCCGAGTCCCAGGGTTGGGAAGTTGTACATGATTATATGGACGATGGTTACAGCGGTAAAAACATGAACAGGCCACAAATAAAACGAATGCTACATGATCTAAAGTCAAATAAATTTGATATTGTTCTTGTCTACAGGCTGGATCGCTTCACCAGATCGGTAAAAGATTTAAATGATCTACTGGAAGTATTTAAGGAACATGAAGTTGATTTTAAAAGCGCTACAGAATCAATTGATACAGCGACCGCAACTGGACGAATGATACTAAACATGATGGTTTCCACCGCGCAATGGGAACGTGAAACGATCTCGGAACGTGTCAAAGATGTTGTTAGGAAAAAGAAAGACCTGGGCCTTATCTCTACAGGTTACCCACCATATGGATATGCTATGAATGACGGTGTAATATCACAAGTACCGCATGAAGTTGAAATTGTGAAGTTTGTATTTGAAAAAGCTAAAGTATATGGTTTCCAAAAAATTTCTAAATTATTAAATGAACAAGGCCTGGTAACTCGTAACGGAACAAAATGGTTAATATCTACAGCGTCCAGGATCGCCCACAATCCATTTTATAGTGGTGAAATGCGTTACAAACGTGACGGAGAAACAAGCACTGTGCCAATCAATGTAGAAGGTTATGAGCCTGTTATTACTAAAGAAGAACATAAGGAAGTTTTAAAAGCGATCAAAAAGAGAAATAGAAACCAAACTAGGGCAAAATCAAATGAAGTATATCCATTCAGTGGAATTGTTCTTTGTCCAGAATGCGGTCATCCTATGAAAGGTACGCGGGTTTCATCACGCGGTTATTACTACAAATATTATAGATGTGATCGCGCGTCAGATCATTTTTGTAACGGTAAATTAATAAGATACGAAAAATTAGACAAGGCATTTGCTGAATATATTCATGACGCTTTCCAAATTGATCGTATAGAGATAAAAGAAGAAACTAACACTAAAGATATACAAAGAGAAATAAAACGATGTAAAAGTAAAATAGAACGTTTGAAGGATTTATATGTTGACGGCGATATATCAAAGAAGAAATATAAAAATGATGTAGGTGAATTAAACGAAAAAATATATGATTTAGAACAAAAGTTACTATCAGCAGAAAACAAAATATCTCATGATCATATACGCGAGAATTTAAAAAGATTAAGTGAATTCTGGGGACTTATAGACGACAATACAAAAATGGAATCAATAAGAGGTGTATTCGATACCATTACAGTAGAGATACAAGGGAACGACGTTGTTA